TTTTAACCGACTTTTTGGAGGCACCGTCATCTTCAACTGTTGTGGCAGATCTGCTTTGGTCGATGTCTTTCTTTTTCTTTTTATCTTGTTTGTGTTCTTCATATTCTTTCTTCCATGACTCAAGACTTGGAAGGAAATAGGCTTCGACACCAAAGATCGGTTTAAAGTCTTTCCCTTCTGCTTTCATCTTTTTAGCATGTAGAACTTGGTATGCTAACCCATTTTGATTGCCATGGTCGGTTAAGGCCAAAGCGTCTGCGCCGTTATTATAAGCATAATCCATATGCTCTGCCGGATAGCCTAAACCATCAAAGGGACTTCCCACTCCGCTGTGTGCATGTAACCCAACAAAAGGGATGTTATTTTCGCTCATTCATTTCTTCCTTTGTTTTCTCGTATTGTTGTATTAATTCGCCCTTAGATATACAGGCTTGTCCTGCTGTGTCCCATTTGACGCCAAGCTTTTCTTTGTCCACTTTATCACTCCACTCAGTATCCCACATTTTTTGGAATATGTCAAGTACTTTGTTGTTATACGCCTTAATAAAATAGTTTCCTTCGAGAGCTTTCTTCTCGTAATTTTTATCCACGCGACCCGCTTGGGAACCAGCACGTCGAATAACAAAATCTGGTTTTATTTTCCAATCGATATTTCTCTTTACCCGTACGGTTTTATAAGAACTGAATAAATAAGACGGTAGCGCTTTTTGCGTGGCCTTATATTTTTCCCATTCTTCAATATCTGATTCAAAAGTGTGTTCCTCTTCTTCGAGTTTTACTGTAATAGAAACTAAAGGATCAATATCATAATCTTCTGCACTTAAAATCTTGAAGTCTGCATGTTTTGAAGGAAGGATTATCTTTTCTCTCTCCATCTTTCTGCGCTCCCAAACCTGGAAAACGCTAGGAATTGAATACGATGTGCCGTCTGGTAACTCAAAGGCATCGTCAGGTAACACGATCTCCTGTACTTTATGGTAATGCAAACAAAGCTGATTTGTGGTGGATACTTTTCTAAAGGTTCTCGGCACAATAAAAGCTATTGTGTTGGAAAACGACGTTGCATGCTTAAAGAACCTCTTTGCTAAGCTACTGTTTTTTCCGAATGGAGGATTGCCAATTACCAAGTACTTGTTTATAAGTGCCGGGGTAAAATCGAAAAAGTCCATTTTAGCGATAGATGAGATATCAGGTTCAATATCTAATGATACGGTTTTGTGCTCTGGCAAGAATTCTAAGAACGCGCCAGAGCCAGCGCATGGATCGATTATCACTTCATACTTGTCCAGATCTAAAATAGAAACGCACTTCTCAACTGTCTCTTTTTTAGTATAAAATTTGTCTAGCCTATCCAAATAAAACCTCTCGTTTTTTGAAAGAAATTGAGCACTTAGGATACTCGTTTATAAGGTCTGCTCCGTCTTTGAATATGAAGCGGACCATGGGAAACTCAACGATATCAGCAAAGATATAAATAGTCTCACATGCATGCGCGTGGGCAATTGGTAGATCTTGTTTACGACTGGCGCCGCGCATATAAGAAGGATCGTATCGAGCGCCATGCTGTGTAAAATTTTTGTGATCATACCTGTTACCATCGGCATCGATATGATCATACCCCTTTTTATCTACGTGTTCAAGCTGTGGGAAGACTTTTGGCAAATCTCTTTCTAAGAATGGCGCAGCATGTCTACCATCTCGATAGAGCGCGATAACTTCTTCTCGTGACCAGCCTAAACTTTTAGTAATTGCATCAACTAATGGACTGTAATCTTTCTTAAATGTTTTGTTCTTCTGAATTTTCATTATTAACTCCTATTGGATTCCACTCATTGTATGATAACAGAAATTCGGGTGGTTTGTCAAGCTTTTTCTCACTTCCAAACCATTTTTTTAACCCCTCCCAATTCGACACGTCATAATACCATGGAATATCGACAATGTGTTCATCTTCAACTGATACTTCGTCAAAGACAAAATCATGAGTAAAGTATCTTCCAGTATATGCTTGTGCCATAGGAATGGCGGCGCCTGTTGAATCTCGTGAAGTTGTTTCGTTTTTCCTAAATTTTCGGCGCGACTTTTTAAAGTCTTCGGCGTCAAAAGTAAATGGCAGATATAAGCCATCTCTATAACTCTCGTTGTTATATTCCATTCTAAAGGCTCGAGCAGATCTGATTTTGCTGCGATGGTCTCCCATATAATATGGAGTGTACATTCCGTAAGGGAAAGCAACAAAATACTTATCGGGACATGTCCATCGACTTAATTTGCGGCTTACCCAATAAGCTTGGTTCGCTCCCGAAATAATGCTCCAAGATAGACAGTCTCGTCGGTCAACATCTTGTAATAAATGGGGATTTCTTTGGTTTTGGGATAGCCCGTAAACTGAATGCCATTATAAAACTTATAAGGATCCAGAACATAATCTCCGAGTCGGTACCTTATTAGGGGCTGCATATCTTTGGGGCATACAAGCCAGATAGTGTCGCATCCGGCCATTGCACAGTCAAAAACGGCCTTTTCAACGGCGAGATAGTTGTGACCAATTGGCATTAAACTATCATGCCATGGAAAATTAAAGTCTAAAGGTTGTCCCGCTACAGGAATTACTCCGGCCAGATTAAACCTCTCTTTGTTTATTTCGTTAATTTCCATAAAAAAACTTAATTTTTTCCGTTTCTGCGTATTGGTCCATACGCTTATCTACGCAACGTTCGTTGGTCTCTAAAGTGATCGGAGGACGATGACCTCCAATTGAGGTGCCTCTAAAGCCCTGTTCTTTTAAGAGCGCTTCGCTTTTAAACTTAGCCATTGTATCTGAATAATCAAATTTGTTTAACTGTGCTTCCGTTAGCGTCGACAAGATATAAATCTCGATGGGTGCCGTTCTGTGCTCTTTAAGTAAATTGATTTCTGATACAAAGAGGTCTTCAGTTTTAAGAATATGGTGTTCTTTCTCTACTACCAGAGATTTAGGTGACATAACATCGACCACATCATGAAGATTGTTTTTCTTTACAGTCTCCGGTAGTCCTCCAATATCTTTGTCGCTGAAGATAAACAAGTTGTCATACTCAATCTTATTAACAACGTTTCCCTTACAGGCGACAATCAAATGAGAGTCATCTATTCTCGAATATTTAACGGAGTCTCCACCGATGGTTTGTCCATCTAACATGAGCTTCGTATATAAAAGTGCATATGCGTGTTGAACATGCTTATCAGTGAATCTCCATGGGAACTCGGGTTTATTGATAACAATCTTAGTTTGATGTTGATTGGCAAACTGAAGCGCTGCCAATGTAGAACCGTAAGTGATGTTAACAGTCGCACTCAAAATCTTGTGAGGCCTCTATTTTTCTTTTCCATTTTTTTAACAATCTATAATGAGTGGGAGCTTGAAAGCATCGATATCGATTTGTCTTATCTACCTTTCCACCGCGAGTGGTCTGCACCCACGCAGCTACCCACTTTTTAGTTTGAGAAAAATAAGCAGGACATCGTTTTAATCGCTCATTCTTTTTATACTGATGGGCGATGTGCTTTAGCCATACTTGAGCAGACGCAATAGGATCGTGTCGATCCACACCATAAAAGTCTTCCCACCATGGCCACAATTGTACCACTCCAATTGCTCGCGGGACTCGTTTCCCGCGAGCAGTGGTGCGCCAATCGCCGCGTGCTTTGGAGTTAAAGCGAGATTCGCGGCACCCAGCAGCAATAAGCATACCTCTCAAGTCTTGAGGAAGATTCGGATGTGAGCGGAAAAAAGCTTTTTCAACTTTGATTAAGTCTTTTAAAACTTTATCCCGTTCTAAGATCGCTTCTTCGGTCAAGCCAGCAAAGCAACTTTGATAAGCTTGAGTATAAATCTCTTCATAAATTTGAGACGCATCGCCATTGCAACTTAGTGCAAACAACGCAACAATATTAATAATAGTCATTTTTTTCCTTTTACAAGATACCGTAAATGTGATTTTCTTGGACGAGTAGAAAGTCGCCCTGGTCCAAACTTGCCGTTTCAACCATACTATCATTAACAAGCAATAGACGGCCAAGATCTTCCGATGTTACCACCTTACAATCATTAGAAATTTGTTCTAGTTGATAGACACCATATGGGCTGCTTTTGACCTTATAAGTGTCCGGTACCAAAATTGTGGTCTTTGTATCCTCGTCCACTTCGCTA